TCATTTGAACTTAATCCTTTTCCTGCTTCTTTATCCACTTTGTTAGCTATGTTTGTGTCTTGCTCGGTATTTTTTGATTCAACTCCTGCAATCTTATTTATTAAGCTCTCTGCATTTGTATTATATTCATCTATCTTGTTTTGCGCATTTGTGTTAAATGTTTCTGTTTTTGATATTGCATTGCTATTATATTCCTGAATTTTTTCTGTAGCATTGTCGTTATACTCATTTTTTTTACTTGATGTGTATTCATCTATATCTGTTTTTGAGTCTTGTATAACCGCATTCTTAAATTCTGTTTTTTCCGCTTCAGTATAATAATCAACACCAGCAACTGGCTTATCTCCTTTATCTCCCTTATCTCCCTTTTCCCCTTTTATAAGTGGAATGTTTACGATATTGTCTATATAAAAATCTTCTATTCTTGAACTTTTTATATCATCTATATATGTTGTATCTATCTCTGTATTTTCTAAATCATTTATTTCTACCGACATTATTCATCCCCCTTATGAGTTATCTCTTCTGTTAGCGTTATAGTTCCAAACGCTAATGTTTTAACATATTCGCCCGACTTTAATTCTATATCATACTTATACGTTCCATAATCTAGTTTAGATGTTTCTTCTGAATTAAGAGTAAAATTAAAATACCCATCAGCATAATTTATGCTTTCAGGGTATTTTTTTTGAAGTATGATTTTTTTACTATATTCATCTCTCTTTACTGTAAAATAAACAGTATCCTCTGTGGTTGGGCTTATTACACTTCCTAATCCATCTTTAATTGGAAATTTTATAAATTGTGTATCCCCTCTAGTAAATTCTAAATCCATAAGCTACCTCCTTTATTTTATATATCTTATAATTGGTAATTTTGAATTTATTTTTATTTTATTATTCTTATCTATTTTGAAACCTATATTGGTAAGTATTTCTTTTCTTTCATCAGTTGTTAAACTCTTATTATTGTTTATATTATCAACAATATCTTTGTCGTATGTATTTATGCCTGACATTTTACAAATAACTTTTTTATAATCTTGTGACAAGTCTTTATCCTTTATATTGTTTAAATAATTATATATCTTTTCGTTTTTGCTTCCCTCTATTGTTTCTCCATTTTCATCTTTATCACTTACAAATGTTTGTGATTTGTATTTTAAGTACTCATTAATTGGTAGTCCTAATTTTTCTACAACAATTTCCTTCTTGTCTTTATTTCCTATGTAATTTTTATATATATTGGTTTTTTCAACTTCGCTGTAATTTGAATTTATTAGCACTTGTATTTTATCTTTATCCTTCAATTGTTCACTTTTTTCGAGTTCTTTTTTATTAACTTTTTCCTGTTTTAACTTACTAATTTGATATTTATAGTCACTATAAGTTTTTAAAGAAATGTTAGAACTCTTATTTTTTTCTTTTTCTTCATCTGACAGTTGATTCCAATCTCCTTTTATATCTTTATAATATTGGCAATTGTCTATTTGTGCATATTTATCTTTTTTAGTTAATTTATTGACATTAGAAAGCTTATTCTCCACAATATCATTTATTTGCTTTTGTATATTTCTTACTTGCTCTTTTTTATCTTTGTCTGACATATCTGAATTTTGAATATCTCTTTTTTTTCCGTATAAATCAGATATATCCGATGACGAATCTGTAAAATATTTATATTTTATTTTGTCTTCGTCTGTTGCTTTTGTAGAGTTTTTTGTTTTTTCTAATTTTTCCATTTCACTGTAATATTGACTTACATTTTTATTTTTTATGACAGAATCTGTTGTAAATTTATCTTCTAAAATATTGTTTTCTGCTTGTGGCGTCATCATTGGTAATACTACATCTCCTACTCCCCCTGAATACTGATCTAATACATAATTTATTTTTTTAGGGCTTATATTTAGATTTTTTCCTAGAAATTTACTTAAATTGTCTGTACTTTCATCATATTGTTCTGCGGTTGGCAATTTTTTTAATCTGGTATTTACAATATCTCCACCAAACCATGTTTTATTGTTTTTTGCCTGTATTATTGGTGCAAATACATTGTCTGTCATAGGATTATTTGGAGCCAGTTGATTAATTGTCGTCTCAACCAAAGAGTTCCATTTTACGTCTTTACTTTGTCCCGCTTCTAATGATCTTCTTGCGATTCCACCTATTACACTTGATAATCTTCCTTTAGGTATTCTAAAAAACTTTCCATCTTCCATCTTAAAAAGGAAATAATTATCTTTCGTATAGTCTGGCAACTTATCATAATCATCATCATTTCCAAGCAAAATTCCATTTATTATTGCGGGGGCAATTTGAAATGCAGTTGCTTTTACTGCTAAATTGGCATAACCTTTCCAACCATTCTTTCCTGAAATATTTCTCCATATTTTGTCCAATCCCTGCACAGATGCATTTAGAAAATTAGCACCATATTTATTGATTGCTTTTGTTATATCTCCACCCCTCTTAAAATTTGTTGTTATATCTGCAGCATTATATAAAGCTTCATCTATAGTACCCTTATGTTCTATTGTAGAAATATATTCTGCAAGTCTTGGAGCTTGTTCCAAAACTTCATTTAAATATTTTATCTTATCTCCAAATTTCTTAATTGGATTATTCGTTTTGGTTGGAAGTATACCTTTACTATAATCAAAATAAGTATTTGCTGTACCTCCATTGTTTTTATAACTTTTATACCAGCTTCCATTTGTTGCAATATTATATAATGCCTTTGTCCAGTTCTTCATAAAAGTTGCACCATTGTATTTAGAATTAAACAAAGCATCTTGAAAATCTTTAATTGGATTATTTATTGCAAAACCTATACTATATGTTGTTAATAATTCCCTCTGTGCTTTTGACATTTTTTCAATAGGAGTCAACCATGCTTTAGCAACTTTATTGTTGTTTATTTTATTTTGTAGTGTATCTTTCGAAAATGCACTATACAATTCATCACTTATTTTAAATTGTGTCATTTCTCCATCTTGAAAAATCGTAAAAGTATTTTTTCCTTTTCCTTCACTATCAATTACATTTCCTGCTAATGTTTGCAACGCTACTACGTCAAAATCAATTCCCGTTGTAATAGTAGATTTATTGCCTAATACATTGTATAATTCTATTCCTAAATTGTTTATCCTGATAGCCTTTTTTATTGCCAAAGTTTGTTCTGCCATACTTTCCCTAACAGATAACAAATTTAAATTACTTTCAGTTGCTCTTTTTAATGTGTTTCCTCCTACTCTATCATCTACATACTGTGATATGTTATCAGAAATATCTCTAAAAGTTGGTACATAATCTTTATACATTTCTTTTAATTTTTTATATGTTTCTTTTGATACCAAACCATTATCTACTAAGTCTTTCAAATTGTTGTCATTATATTTACTCACTTCTTTTGCCCACTTTTTAAACTGTGGATATTTTTTATCATAATTATTTATAATACCTTGCGAATCAATTGTAGATATTTCTTTACCAAATATGCCTTTTTCATGAGCATATCTTGATATATTGTGTTTGTTTAATAAGTAATCATCAAATTCCTTTGATACGTTCATATCATCTGAATTTTTAAAAATATCTATTATTGATTTTCCAACAACATTACCTTTACTGTTTATTTGATAGTCTCCTATTGAAATTTGAGCTTCGTTAAAAGTATTCATTGTTCTATCATACAAATATGTTAAATTTTTATTACCTGTTTTGTTAGCTAATTTATCTATATAATGCCCTTTGTTAACAAATTTTTGTGCCAATGTATCTTTTATTTCTTTTATACTTACTCTTTCCCTGCTTCTTTTTTCTTTAATATAATCAATAGTAGGACTCTTTTCAATGTTTTTTTTATTTAATTCATTCTCTAACTTTTTAGCATCTTCTAAAGAGAGTGTGTTTATTTTTTGTGATTCTTCTTTTAATGCCTCTAAATCTGAAATGTTTTTGTCATTTGCTATTTCTTTCGAAGTCCTAAATGGATTTATTTTATTATTTTCACTCTGTTTAACATTTTCCTTTATTGGCAAATTATATTCTTTTAAACTCTTACCTGTTCCTTGCTTTTGGTAATTTTCTTCTACAAATTGTTGCCAATCTTTAGTTGGTAATGCATATTTTTGATTTATATTTGCATATTGTCCTTGAGTTGGGTCTATCCATGCAACATCTTCTATATTAATTTCTTTTGAAAATATTTTTCCATTCCCAGAGTAACCTTCGGCTTCCATTCTAGACGGACTAACAAACGTTCCTTGTTTAATTGGATATGAACTATATACTGTAATTTTCCCTGTTTTTAATGCTTCATTTGCCATATTTCTTGTATAATCAGGGTTAAACTCATCATAATCTATCCAATCACTATCTTGCAATGTTTCAGCTAATGTTTTAATATCTTCAACTTTTCTTATCCCAGTATGATAATCATCTTGCATTTTATTATTTTTATTAATAATATCTAGTTGTTTTTGTTTATTTTCTTGCAAATTAAAAGAACCTGAATTATTTTCAGATTCTTGCATAGAATATTTTTGTATTTTACTATTGACATTTTGCTGTGTTGATGGTAAACTATTAGTAGGTATGTTCTTTGAACCACCAATTTTAGCTGAACTCTTTTGAGAGTTGGAAGCTACGGGTGGCAAATTACTGCCTACTTTTTTTATATTTAATATATCATATAAATATTTTTTTCCATTTGCATCATTTCTTATTAATACTGTTCCTGTATATACTTGCTCTTTACTATTTTGTTCAAATGAAAATTTAGTATCATATTTATAAAAACCATATTTTGCATCTTTTACGTGCTTTTCTTTTTTATAATTACTATATTCTCTATTGGTTACATTACTTATTATTTCCTTTAATTCTGTTGCAGCTCTTCCTTTTGCCATCTTCTGTGGTAAAGATAAATTTTGAGTCGATTTAGAATAAGTATATTCCCCTGGTAAATCTTTTCCTAAATAAACCTTTTGACCACTCTCAATTATATTAGCATATTCATTTATGTTTTTTTCTAAATACTCTTTTATTGTGTTATTTATCGACTTTCCTTTGTTGTTTTCAAATATATTATCATCTATCTTAACTCTATTAAAACTTCCATCCTTATTATATATAACAGAATATTTTAAATTATTTTTATTTTTATTAAATTCTTGATTATATGCTGTTTCAAACTTGTTTTTTATGTCTGCCCAAAATATTTTTTCATTTTTTCCGCCTGTAAATTTGTTTAACTTATCTATTACCCAATTATATATCTTTTTTGCAATAGATTGATTTTGGTTTACAAGCCTATTTACATATTCTTGACTTCCAAGTTCTCTTTGTAAAATATTCATAGTCGCTTCTTCATCAACTATTTGACTGAAATTTTCATCGGATATCTGTACCCCATCATTTTCATATGCTTGCCTGTATGTGTTTTCAAGTGATTTTCTTGCACTTTCCCAGTTTTCTTTTTTACTTGCATCTTTTAAAATCATGCTCTGTATTTCATTTAAATCTAAATCGTGCCCAAGTTCATGTATTGCAAGCTCTTGCACTCTTGTATTTGTGTCTTGTGCTTTAGGATTAAATACTACTTCTCTTCCTGATACATTCCCTTGTTCATCATATGTTGGTTTCCACACAGAAAAGGCTTCATTATTATTTTTGAATGTATTCTCATCGAAATATGCTGTTATTTCCCTTTTGTTGAACATTTGGTTTATTTCTTTTAAATCTTCATTATTATAATCTATATTATATTTTTTTGCACTTTCATTAAAATCTTTTATTGCTGTTTTGGGAAGATTTTCATTTTTTATCATATTCGATTTTAGGGCACTTTCATTTTGATTTGGTATAACTTCTTGAGTTTCGAATTGATTCTTGGCCATGTTTTGTTGTGAATTTTGATTGTTATTTATTATGTTTTGTGCTCTATTAAATGTATCTTGGATATCATCATCTAAAGTTTTTCCTGTATAGTAATCTGTATATTTCTTTAATTGTTGTTCTACTCCCGATGTTATCATTTGAGTAGTATCTAATTGTTTACTCGCATCTTTTACTGCTGTTTTAAATTCTTGCTCTGTTATTTTCTGATTGCTATGTTGTTTTTGAACCACTCCTACACAAGATTGGATTCCTAAATTAGCTCCACCTAATATTGCACTTACTAAACCTCCATTTATTCCATCTTGCAACATCCTTTGTCCCATATCTTCCCATTGTGCTTTATCTTTGCCAGCGACTACTTCTGCTGTAAACTCTTGAATTGGGTCTATTAATGCTTCTTGTATTACATTGTCAGCAATACCAATCCCATAACTTCTTAATGCTGATTTTAAACCTCTTTTCGTTGCTCCTTTTGTTGCACTTTTAAGAGCTTCCTTTCCCATTCCCTTAATCGCCGTTTTTAATGTTTTTCCTGCCTTCTGAATATTACCTATTCCAATCATTTCAGTTGCGCCTTCCATTAGGCCCATTATTCCAGAATATGTATTTGCCTCCTCTTCATTCATTCCTCTTTGTTTAGCGTCATCATAATATTGCCCAGTAGCAGAGCCAGCCATATATACTGCCCCTCCTGGTAAAAATGCTGGTAGCATTTGCCCTATTGATGGAGAAACTTCTGCTAACTTTTTAGTCACAGAATTACCCATAGATTCTATATTTTCATTTATTCTGTTTGTGTTAATATCTTTCTTTTTTTGTATTTCTTCATTTGTTTCTTGTGCTTTTCGTCTAATTTCATCACCTTTATTTTCTTTTTGAACAAGTTGAGACACTATATTGGGAGTTGTGCTTTTAGAATTTTTATTTAATTGCTTTTCTATCATATCTTTTTTTGTTTCATTAAATAAATCTTCTCTATCTGCTATAGAATTTGTTGTAACTCTTCCTATTTGTTGTTTAAAGCTCATTAATCCATTTGAAATTCCTAATCCAAGATTTTGAAAAATTTTTGAAGTATTTATAACTTTGTCCCATAGCGAACCGCTCGTTTGTTGATTTATATCCTTACTAGTATTATTATATAGCTTTTCTTGGTTTTTGTGTAATTCTTCGGCATACTTATCCGCTTCTTTCCAATCATCAAATTTTCCAAGGTATTCTCCAGTTTCGTAATATCTGTTTATTGCTTCATCGTCTGTTAATGACATTGCTTTTCCGTTTTTATCAAATGAAATGGTTGGTATTAAAATTTCTTTTTTTTCATTATCATCCCAAAACGACATTGATCTTACCGTACTTATACTTCCATCTTCATTGTGATATACCGGCCTATTATTTAAGTCAATATTCCCTATTGCGTAATCAGCCTTTCTAGTATTATATGTACTATTTTGAGCTATAATATTATTAAATTCATTATTTGCATTTTCTTGCATTCTCTGTCTTTCTTGGTTGTTTATCTCAAGTCTTTTCTGTTGTTCTTCTAATGCTTTTCTTCTTTCTTCTTCAGATAAATCAGATAATTTAACTAGTCTCATTTTAACTCACTCCTACATATCCATAATAATTTAACAATTCATCTGGACTTGAAAATGTTCTTCCTGTTATTCCATCTTGAATATTATTTTTTAAATTTGGTCCTTGCAATACTTTCATGTTCTTTATTACTTCTTCAGCAGAATATTTTTTAGATGTACCTTTTTCTTCCACTAGACCATTCGCCTTTAACCCACTTTTTGAACTCTTCCCTGAACTTTTTTTACTAGTAGAACGGGAAGTTTTTCTACTAGTAGACGCTTTTTTTGATAAATTAAATTGTTGTTGCCATTGATTGTCTGATATACTATCTCTTTGTTTCTGGTACTCAAATTGCTTTTGTTTCCATTGATTTTCAATTTCATTTTGTCTAACTTGTTCATCAAAAGTTTTTTGCCATTGATTATCTGATATTCTGTCTCTTTCTTGTTTATATAAATACTGCTCTCTATTTTGTCGTAATTCATAATTTTGAGTTAATAGTTGCAATCTTTGTGCATATAAGTCTATTGCTGCTTGTGCTTGCTGTACACTTCCTTGTTGTCTTGCTTGTGCTATTTTAAAATCATAATCACTTTTTAAATCTCTTGCATTATTTAATGTATCTGTTACATTTTTTTGATATGTATTATATAGTGCTGTTTTAGTTGTTTCTGCATATCCACTGTTAGCCAATCCTTGTTGTGCTAATTGTTCAGCCTGTACACCATATGGGTTTGCTTGTTTTTGCCAATTTGTATACAATCCAGAAGTTGTCTTATCCACATCTTTATCTATTTTAGCTTTTTCATAATTTAATTCATCCGTCTGTATCTGTGTCTGTTGATTTATTAAATCTGCTTGTCTTCTTTGTTGTTCATTTAATAAATTGTTCTGTTGATTCATTAAATTATCTATATCTTCATATCCAGTAGCCATTCTTTTTTCCTCCTTTTATGCCGTTCTTTTCCAAATATAGCAAGTAATATATGGCTGTAAATTATTGTGCGGTTGATTTCCGCCTGTATTGTCTGTATTTATGTTACCTCCAATGTATTCTCGTGCAGCTCTATATCCCCAGTTTTTATTGCCTGGTACACTTTCAAAAACTCTATCAATTCCGTGATTGTGCCTTGGCATTTCAGATACTGTTAATGTATGTGTTTTCTCTCCTCCAGTTTTCTCTGCTTCATTAAAATCACTATCTGTTGTATCCACTCCAACTGGAACTTTACCGCTTCCCCATAGTTTCCATGTTCCAAAACCTAGATATATTGCTGGATTTACGTTTTTAGTATCAAATACCAATTTCCCAACATAGTATTTTTTTTTGTTATCTTCTAATAAACTTTTGCTTACATTACTCTTTATCTGAGTTATTAAACCATCTATTTCTTCAGTTAAAGTTTCATTTATATATTTTTTTATTAATAATGATGCTTCATCAAACTTTTTTTTTAACTCATTTGATTTTAATGTTGGTCTATCTGGTAAATTTTCAATAATATTTAAATTTGCTTCGAATTTAGTTATTGACACACTCATTCCTCCTATCTTTTTATATAGCCTCCTACAAAAGCTTCTATTGTTGCGCTAAATATCCCAAACGGTTTATCCTTTTCATCACTATAAAATTTCAAAGATAATTCATTTATTTTTTTTGATTTTATTTTAAAAACTATATATGATTTATTCGTAGTTATAAAACTAAAATTTGAAAAATCAAAATCATTAAAATCAAATCCATTTATGGTTTTTTTCATAATATATTGATATTCATCCGTCTTATCTGTTTTTTTTGCAACTTTAATTAAACCATTCGGAATCATTTTTGTTTTTACAAGTCCCCCTCTTTTATTTGTTGTCTTTAATTGATTATTATATCCAAAATTGTCCATTGGTGTTGTCCAATATGATAATATTGCTTTTTCATTATCATTTGTTCCCTCAAACATAAAAATGGAGCCATCATTAGCCCCTATGTATAAATTATCATTATACTTCTTCAACAATGTTGGTTTTATTTCGGAAAATTCCCAATAATACCACTCATACTCAAAACTGTTTAAACTTGCATATTTTTGCCTGCTATCAGCTAAATATATTTTTTCGTTTACAAGTATAAATAAATATCCTTGGTATTCAACCATCATTGAATTTTTATAATTATTTTCATTTGTCATTCTTGTATCAACCATGGTACTTCTGTGTGTTATTACTTGTTTACTATCTATTTTTTCAGTTGCTATACCTTCCAAACCATATCTACTTAAAAAAACAACATCGTCTTGAAAATTATAACTATCAACATAACACCCCACACATACATTTCCTTGCTTCGAAGGATAAATTTTTCCATAATCACTATCTATTGTTGGTTCATGGCAAAAAATATTTGCATTATCTTGTTCAGAATCTTTAAATACCCACAGCATATTGTTTCCTACCGTCATTCCAGTTATTGAAGCATCACTTGCCCCATCTTCACAATAATTTAAATCACTTATATACGTAGGGTCTTTTAATTTTGAATAAAATATTGTATTTGGATAATCTATATTTCCAGTAAAAAAAAGTCTATTATCAAATAATATGGCTTTTGAACATTTACTTATTCTATCTTCATACCCCTCAATTGTTTTTGCAAAGGTTATAAAAACATTATCTTGTCCTGCTAATAATGGTGAACTTGGTGCATTGTTAAATGTCACTTTTCCATTTAATCTATCAACCGTAAAATCTGTATTTTCGACCATCACATTATCGTTCACTTTTATAACAACCTCTGCCTCATCAATATTTTGAGCATCTAAATAATAATCTTTCGACGTTCCATCTCCCACAAAACTATTTATTCTTTTAGGTTGAAGTAAATTAATATCTTGTAAAATTTCTCCTCCACCTTTTCCTCCAGCTTTTCTCCCTACTGTAGTTGTTGGTATAAACGCATTTTCTTTTACTTTTTTCAAATTTGTACCATCGTAAACCATATAATTTTTTCCATCATTAATGTATAATTTATCATTTAACTTATTGAAACAGCTTCTTCTATTATTCATGTTTGAACATAATGTAACTAAATTTGCTGGCTCACTTGGGAAGTTGTTCCATTCATACAATGTTGTACCTCCATGTATAATTGCTTTAGTTAAACTGTATATGTATATTCCATTTATCTTGCTATTACCAATTTTAGCTATTTTTTTATATCCAGGCCTAGTTTCAATACATATTCCTTGAGTCTCTTTATAATTTTTCCAAATATTTACAGCATCTGGACTTCTTCTTATATCAACCAAACTAGATTCATTAAAAAAATCCACTCCAGCAAAATCTGCATATGTTCGTTTTATCCCTGTTGACACCTTGTTCCCCCCTAAACATCATATTCTGGTTCCTTTAAGATGACTGTTGGAATATTTTTTCTTATATCAAGTGCTTGTAACTTTCTTTGATATTCAGTAGCAAAAGCTGTATAATTTGAACTTGGATCTGTTTTTAATATATCATCTGCTACTTTATATGGTAATATTCCTTGCACATCTTCATCAATTTCAAGATAAAAGTCATCATCTGTTTCTTCGTTAATTTCTCGTGGGTATTTATAATACTCAAGAACTGTTTTTCCCTGAACGTTGTTGTTTAAGTAAATTTTATCTTGAACAATATAATAATCTGCATTACCAGGTTTATTATTTCCATCTAAGGTCATTATATTTTTTATTTGATATAAATCTGATGGCAAACTATATGAAGTGTATTTGTCCTCTTTTTTATCTTCAGACACTTCTGTATATACTTTAGTTGCTATTATTTTTTTTGTAATAGCCAACTCTTTATAAGCTAAATTGTATAAAAAAGGCAATCTCAATGCTATATCTTCATCTTCAGTTTTTTTATCTATATTAGGTGAATATTCTTCAATTAAAGCCAATGTTATTTTTTTATTCTCTCCATATGTCATTTTTAGCCTCCAAGTCTGACAGAGTCGAACTGTCTTTTTCCTTTTACTTGATATGAAAAGAGGGGAAAATCCCCCTCTTTTTTATGGTAATTCGATTGTTTGAATAGTTATGTCTGCACTTTCTCCTTTTATAATAACTTTACCTTTATTATCTCCAGATACATTTTCAAATTTTCCAGATTCTACAACTATTCCATATGTTTTTCCCGCTGGGATAGAAATCTCTAAATCTTCTACCCCTTGTAAAGCATTTCCTTTCAATATAGTTGCTTTTTTAGCTGCACTAGAATTTCCATTATTTATTAGTAATAGTATTTTTCCATCTGATTGATTTGAATAATCAATACTTGCTCCAGCTGTTGCATCTACTGCAGCAGCTGCTGTAATTTCTTGTGCTTCATTTCTTTTTAATTTAGTGTTTGTTATTTTTACTATAGCCATTTTTCTGCACTTCCTTCCTTATTTTATTGATGGCATTTTAAAACTGCACATTCTTTTGGCCTTATCATTTTACCGCCATATGTATTTAGCCCCTTAATTGCTTCTGCGAAACCTTTTTCAGGTTCGTATGGCTTTAATTTGTCTATACCATTGCAATACGCAAATGCTTTTGATGTCTTAACAATTATATAATCATCTGTTCCATCATTGTAAGCATTGTTTGTCATTTTAACATTAGCACTATTGTATAACCCCAAAACACCTTTTTTAATTAATTCATCATTGTTAGTTTTCAATTCTATTAATTTATTTTGGAATAAATTATAAAACCAAGGCGTTAAGTACATTGATACTTTATCTTTTGTACTCACTCCTTGATTCCATAATTGTACAAATATTTTGTCTATTGCTGTTTTTGCATCATCTGCAGTTGAAATTTTTGTCGATTCGGATTTAAATCCTGCTTCTTTTGCCATTTTAGTTGCACAGAAAATATCTTCTGCTTCCGCTAATGCTCTTGTGGTTTCTTCTTGTAATGCCTCCATTACACCTTCCATAGCTTGAGCCTTATCAATATTATCCATTCCATAATTAAAATAATCATATTGATCAATATCTAAATAATTTGAAGCATCTGCTATTCGTTCTGGCGAATCGATGTCTTTGTTTGGTATATATTTTTTTATAGTTGGTCTTCCAGGATTTAGTATTTTTACTCTTTTCCCTTGTTTAGCCTCTTCTTCAAATTTAAAATCACAATCTTGTTTAAACACCGTGAATTTTGGTAGTTCATGTTGTATGAATTTTGACCATACTGTTGGTTTAAAATTTGCATAACTCATTTATTTCATTTCCTTTCTTTTTTTATTTGCCCCATTTTCTCATTGAAGCCATAACATTTTTAAATATTGTTGGATTGTCTAAATCTTTAGAAGTTAACCTGTCCACTTCTTCAGAAGTGTAGTAAGTTTTAACTTTTGACTCTCCTACACTTGATTTAACACTACCAGTACTAACTGGCTTTGTTACCTCTTTATGGTTAAGTTTTGAATAAAAATTATAAATATCTGACATAGATATATCCGAATTGAATTTTTTAGAAAATTCTTCAAAATCCTTATCTTTTAGTATATTTTCATCTATACCTTTGTCTTTTAATTCTTTAATTTTTAATTCATTTGTTAAGTAATTGCCTAACCTCATAAACTCTGCATCCTCTCTTTGAGTTATTTTTCCTTTCTGTTTTTTAGATGCTAATTCATTAGCTCTATTTTGAATTTCATCAAAATCTGCTAAATCAATTAAATCTTGTGCATCAAGTTTTCCTAATCTTTGATTGTCTCTTTTGTTTGAGCTTGACTCAAATTTTGGAATATCAATGCCTTGCTCCTTATAGAAATTATTAACTTTTTCTAACACATCGTCATCTTCGTTAAGTTCCAATCCTTGGCGAAGTGTATTTTTAAGTTGTCTTAATTCTTCAAGTTCATTGTCTTTTTCTGCTAATTCCCTTTTATATTTTCTTTCAACTCTCCCGACTCTTGACTTAACAGCATTATCAACATCTTCTTGTGTTATTTGTTTTTCTTGTTGATTTTCTTGAGTTGCTTCATTATCAACAACTTCATTGTTAATATTTTCTATTCCCATATCTTCCCCTGGCATATGTAACCTCCCGTTTAAAGTCCGTCGACTATAGATTCCTAAATGCTTTTCGCGTCATCATTAGTTTTGGACACAAAAAAAGAGCCTGCTTGCTCTAATTAACTTGATTATTTTGTTGCATGTTAACCACACTTGCTTCTTCGGGTGTTATTCCCGTTTGTTCTTGATTTTGTTGTTCTTGTTGTATCATCACTTGTTCTAAAGCTCCATTTAAAGCATTTGCTTGTTTTTCTAGCTCTGTTATAATTCTGTTCTTTTCTTCTCTGTCTTTTAAAATTTCTTTTAATTTAGATTTTGGCGTTGAAGCATCCTCTGGTAAAACTTTAACAAATTCTTCAAATGTTATATGCCTAGATATTAACAAGTTTTCAAGGGTTTGCTCAAGTGCAAATTTATCAAGTGGTGATTTAGGAGTAATATCTATTTTTATGTCTAATTCTAACTTCTCTAATTCTTCATAACTTAACATATATTGAGTATCATATGTAGTGTCATTAAAATAATCTTTTTCTTCTTTGGTTAGTTTTATTCCTTTCACACTATAAGCCTTTAACATTTCAAACCATATTTTTGCAATATCTTCTATAAATACTTTGTATGCTTTTACTTGTGTGTTGATTGGCTGTTGATTGGCTTGTTGAACCGCTAATATTGCTTTTCCACTTGCTTGAGTTGGATCTATATTACCTGTCGCATTATCTCCAGCTCCCGCAAGGTTTTGTGTTTCATCTATTAACTCTTTTTGTAAGTTATATGCATCTGAACTCATTTGTGCAGGCTTTAAATAATTGACAACTTTATTAACATCATCTGCATTTAATTCATTTACTTCTATTGTTGTTCCAACATTGTTTAAGGCTTTTGTATTTTTTATATATTTTGTATTTGCAACCAGTTTTGGAAAAGCCCCTAATTTAACAGCTAAAGCTCTTCTTGTTGCTGTTTTATTTATTTCAATTTGATTTGGAATATTATTTTCAACATCGCCTTGTCCTCTTGCACTTCCTTTTACTTTTATCCATAAATAGTGGGCAACTGGATATAATTTTATTTTTAAATCAACATCGCTCATTACAGTTGCTAATCTTGTGCATTTTTTTGCCCAAATTGTTCCATTTTTTTTATAAAGTTTAAGTAACACCAAACACATTGGACTTATTTCATCTGTTCTTTTATCTTTTCCCGCTTGTTCGTGATATTCTTCATCACTTACTATCATTTGCATTTCTTCTTCTGATATTCCATTTCTTCTAGCTTCTTCTTTTACCTCTTCAACAGTTTTTCTAAAAGAAATTATAATGTATGGTTGTGATTGTATATTGTCATCATTTTCATTTCCATAATAAATATTTGTCTTGTCTACTTGTTCTGGAATAATATTTCCATCATCTTCATAAAAATAAACAATTCCTTCGGCATCAATACATGCATCATCTACACAATTTTCAACAATTCTGTCGACCTGATTTTTTTCCCATATTCGATTAGCAAACCTGTTTAAACTATCACACAAGTCTTGTATTCTTTTTCTTTCATCTTCTGTTTCGTATGTTTCTGAATTAAAATAAATTTGATATGAATTGTTCTTTACAACCGCAACTTTATATTTAACAATTGATTGAATTATATTAAGTGTGATTGGTTGTATTCCTCCAAGTTTAGCATTTTCCCACTGATTGCCTAAATAAAATTTAAAGTTTTTATCAGACTTACTATATAAATTTTGTCTATAATTATAGTCAACTCCTCTTTGGTATTCATTCCAAACGTCTGTTACCATTTCTTCATTTTTCATATGCTATAAATCCTCCTGACTTTCTGGTGTTCCGTCAAAATTATCTAAATTTTTTAATTCTTTTGATAATCTGCTTACTAATTCTTCTTGTTCTTTATTTTCTTTGAAAGTTTTTATTGGGTGTTTAATTTTTTCTGAAATTTTCGGTATCTCTAATGTTTTTCCAATTTTAAAGCCAAAATAAAAGCCTGCTCCTAAACAGACTGTTGGCAACACGGTATATATTAAATTAATCATTTTTTTCTTTTTCCTTTCTTTGTGGCTTTTTTTGTTTCTTTTTGTCTTTGCTTTATTTTTTCTCTTAATACACTTTTTTTCATTTTTACACCTCCTAAAATACTTCTATTTGGCTTCCATAATCATCTTCTATATATTCATCATCTTGTCCAAATTCTTTAAATATGCTTTCATTTAATTGTTCATTCTCTGTTTTTATTTTTTTCATAGCTTGTTGTGGTCTTATATAATAACTTATAGCCAACGCCATAACCAAATCATCATGATAACCATCTTCCGCTTCTGCTCTGCCATTCTTATTTACTATAAATGTAAGCATTTCTCTTAATGTATCTACATCAACTATTCTATCTATTTCATCTTCTACTATTTCTTGTAGATTTGCAAGTATTAGTGGTCTCGTAATTGATGTTGTCTTAAATCCAAATGATTTTTCATGTTTGCTCGAATATGTATCCTCTTTCTTTCTAACAAATATATTAGGATAATTCAGTTCCACAAGCTTTTGTATTGGATATGTGCTAAAATTACTTTCAGGCCCTAACAGCGCTTTATTATAAAACATTCCTAAACAATAGATTTGCTTTACAAAGTCTATTTCATTGTATTGCTGTTTTAATACTGCAACTTGTTCTCCCGTAATGTTATTGATTACATGTGCTGCAAAATAATCAGAGCCTTCTCCTGCTGTGTCTCCTCCTATAACATACGGAATATTATTTTCAGGATATTTATATATCTTTATACTTCCTTTTTCTTCATTTTTAAATTTTCTGCCCCTTATCCTTATTCCATCATAGAAACAAGAAAAAGAACCCTGCGTTATTGGATTCTTACCTCTTAATTTATTTATTCTATTTATTATATTTTGCTTATTAAAATAACATTTACCCGTCGATAAAAATGCTTCGTCTGGGCTTATTGGGTATTCTTGTTTAAATTTATCAATATCTCCACCACAATTATTCTTAATGCACCATCTTCTCCACTCTAGCTGTTCTAGCGTAACATTAAATTGTTTCTGTAATTCTTGTTCATCTTGCGTTAATGTAAAACCCGAATATGGCATTTTATATTCTTCAAGTTCATTCCATCCAACAAAAAGAGGATAAAAATCATTTTCTCCCGCTACTGCCATATCCCACATTTCTTTAAAATAGTCATATCCATTCGCTGTGCTTTCTATTATAACAATGGTTCCAGGTATATTAGGAACTGCTTGTAACAGTCCTAGCAATATATCTTGTTTATTTCCTTCCCAAAATGCCAATTCTGATATATGTAATGCAGTAAAGGTATCTGAACGTCCTATACCTTTTCCCCCCGCCGTCATACATTTTATTTTACTATCAAGTCCCGTTCCTTTTTCATTGTTAAATACTAATTCTTTAGCATTTGATTTTTTTTGTTCTGGCTTTATAGATTCTGGTAGGTATTCTAACATTCTTTTGCTCATATTAAATAAGTTTGTTGTACTGTCTTCTTTATGTGCTACTATACCCGCATTATAATTGTGATTTGTAACAACATTCTTAAATATAATGCCTTCTGTTTCTGTACTAAATCCCATCTGTCTTGCTTTTAAAATTATAATTCTGATTGGTTTTTTATTTTCATACATTTTTTTAATAACATTATAATATTTCACTTGTGGTTCATTAAATTTTAATGGTATTACTTTTCCTTTTTTGTCTCTTATCTTTATATAAGTCTCAATATATTTTTTGGTATTAATACTCATTTCCCTCAACCTTTTTTATATACTCTTCATATGAAGTATCAATATTAATATTTTCTTGTTTGTCTTTCCAACCAAAATTGTTTTTCAAATTAAATATTATTCCTGTTGTGCTATTGTCTGTTATTAAATGTCTTTCAAGATAATTTTCCACCTTCAATTTTGCTTTTTTTATAGTGTCGGCAAATTCTTCTCTTTTAATGTATTCACACAGTGTATCTCTGCAAATATCAAGAGCTATGCACAGCCCTGTTATTGTGTATGGTTCACCAGTTTCGTTACATCTTTCAAAATATTTTTCTATTTTTTCATTCATTTCATCCACTTCTTTATATTTTTTTGGCCTGCCCTTTTTATTCATTTTTTCAACCCCCTTCTTTAACTTTTTTAATTTGCTTTTTCCTCCTATAAATACATCAAAAATTTTCCATACTCTTTTGCACATATTTCTTCTATTCTACACCCTCTAGCTTGTTGCCATCCTGACATAAACACAACTGCATCTGCCTTATCTAATAATTCTATTGACTTTGATAAATAAAATAGTGGACTTTTACTTTCTGATATATCCAATACTGTATCTATTACTTCATGCCCTTCTGCTTCTAGCTTCAATATCAGTTCAGCTCTTTCTGCTCTTATTTGTTCATTTGTTTTCCCTCGCATAGGTTGGCTTATCATCATTTTCATTTTTCATTCTCCTTTTAGGTTTATAATTAAAACAGATGTTATAGTTTTTACATTGCTCGCATTTCTTTTTCATGCACTTCATAAAATTTATTTCTCTTTCATAAAATACACATTTTGTACATACTATATTATTGTTTGTAAATATTCTTATTTCACAATCGAACTTATTTTTGTTTTTACATCTTGTACAATGTTCTCTTTTATATTTTTTTATTCTTTCTTGATTATTCATATGTTACTCTTTTCTTCATAAACTCTATGCAATGCTAACGGATTTTTCCATGTAGCTATCATGGCTCTTTGAGGCAACGACAAGTTAAAACCATACACCTCACGACAGTTTTAACAACCTTTTCGCCGTTCTTTTTTTAGCACTGCATACAATTAATATATAATAATAAAACAATAATATCCCGATACATCTTTTCGGTATGTGGCATTTCTTATTATATTTGGCTCTAGATGTTGTACATATATATTATTGTTTTTTAAGCATTATAAAGGTTTCATATACGTCTTACAGAGCAACCATGCATATACAACTATATCAATTTCGCACTCTAGAAGTTGCTCAATATAGTCACACAACTTGCAAACCTAGTGAGTGCCTTATTTTTCTTATAATGCTTGTTTGGCGTAAGACTGAGGACACGAACCCCATACCTTTCTGGGTACACATTGTTTAGCAAACAAGTTTCAAACCTTTTGAATTAATCTTACATAAAAAAGAACAGACGTTTTCATCTGCTCTTTTAAAAAAAAATTAATTATAAATAAATAAAAGTTACCTTTTTTGTTGCATTATTTTTGATATTTCTATCTGCAACTTTTTCATTATATATATTAGCACAGTTTATGTGTGCTTTTCAGTAACTTTTTGTGACATCTTCAAATTTTTTTAGTGCAATACCATTTATTTTTCGTATATATTCATAAGTATAATTCATTTCATTAGCAACTGTTACTAAAGATTTTCCTTGTATGTATCTTTTTTCTAATATTAATTTATAAGGCTGTTCAACTTTATCTAACTGCTTTAATATGAATTTTTGTTTTTCTTGCTCTTTTATTACTTTTTCTAATAACTCATCTATGTTATCTAATAATATTGCAATTTTCTCTGCAATTCCGTCGTTTGTTATTTTGCTTCCGCTTTGGCATGTCTGATATTATACTTGTTATATTCAATATACTTGTTTTATATTCTTCTATATATTCTAATCTTCCTTGAATCCATCTTTGATTATATTTGTATTTTTTTAAATCTTTTTTATTCATATGTACCCTCCATTCTTTTTTTTAATTCGTCAAGCATTACATATACTTCATTTATTTTCTGTTGATTGTATTTTCTTTTGTTAAAATTTAACATATCTACATTTTCTAATTCACGCATTATCTTTTTAATTCTGTTTATTATCTCTTTGTCTTTCATTCACTTCACTTCTTTTCTTTTTAATTTATTGTGTTTTTAATTAATTTATAAATCATGTACGGATACAATAAACAAAACATCAATATTGTTTTTGTATCTTCTACTTTTCTTCCGCTTCTCTGTGTATATTCCAACATATTCAAACTGAAATAACATTGCTGTTGCTATAACTCCTGTTATATATGTAATTATAAAACTTATTATTATATTTTTCATTTTTCCTCCTTTGCTTTATTTTCAAAATACGATTTCCAACATTCTTTATAATTGTCGTTGCACTTATTTTCGCAATCTAAATCATAATTATAATCTTCAAGTGGGCATATATTAATAGTGTTATTTGTAATTTCATTTAACATTAAATCTATTATTTTGTCTTTTTGTTCTAGCATAGATAAAACTGTTTCTAATACTTCTACATTTATTGAAGTATTAATTCCATTTATGTCTTTAGTTAATTTGCTTATATGTATTGACCATTTTATTTTTTCTATTGCTTGTTCTTTTGTCATATGTTAGTCCTCCTTTAACTCTTTTACTTCTTTGTTTAATTGTTTTACTGCTTGTACTAATTTATTTATTTTGCTCATCATGCAAATGGTTCCGTCTATATTGTTAGTAACTGACTTTAATTCTTCTATATTATCTATATCTATTTCATCTTTTATTGGTTCAACTTCCATACTTAATAATTCTCCAGTATTAAACATTTTACAAAGTTCTAATAAATCATCTCCGTTACTTCTTCTATAGTAATGCTCTAGTATATCCCACTCAAATATTTCTTGATATACTTTTATTTTTATGGGTATATTTTCTCCATTTTCTATTTTTTTTAATAAATCAATTACTTTCATTTTCTTTTCTCCCTCCTAGTAGTTCTTCTAACTCTAATATTCTTTCATTAATTGCTTTTATTCTGTCTATATCTTTTACTTTATTACAAGTTTTTAACATGTTTTTATATTTTTCTATCTTGTCTTTTATTTTTTCTCTTATTTTATCTTTGCTGATGTAAAAAAGTGGTTCTACTTCTCCATTTTCTTTTATATGAACCCATTTTCTTTTTTCCATTTCTTGTTTTAATTCTTCATTTTCTTTTTGTAGTTTTTCTATTAGATTTAATAAAGTTTTAAATCTAATTTGATGATTTTCAAAGCTATCTTCCTCTGTTATTCCTAAAGTCCTTAATAATTTTTCAGTATCAAAGTTTACGCCAAAACTAATTTCTTTATCTTGATAATATTCAATTGCTTTCCTTTCTTCCTTATTCATTTATTCCTCACTTTCTAGTAATTCTTGTAAAATTCTTTTTTGTGCCAGCAATTCTCCTGCCTTTTCAATAAATTCCTCATCTAATCCACCTTTTGAATTATCAATACTTTTATCTATTTTTCTATTTAATTTTTCTATCTTGTCTTTTACTATTTGTTTTGGAATAACATAATTACTACAATTCTCAAATAAATCTTTTTCTAATTCACTACAATATGTTATTCTTTTTCCTAATGCTTTTTTAAATTTATCTCTATCTTCTTTCAATTCTTCATTCTCTTTTAATACTCTTTTATAATCTGATAAAAGTATTTTTAAATCTTTCTCTTCTTGTTCTTGACTATATGTTGTACTAAACCATATATCTTTTATTCTTTTTTCTAATCTTTTTCTTGCTTCTTCTATATCATTTTCTTTCACTTAAAACACCTCCTAAAACATTCCCATTGCTCTAAATATATTGATAGCTTCTTACCTGTTTTTGTTCTTCTTGTTGTTTTAATAACGCTTCTTTACTACTAAATCTGCTTTTATTAAATCTTGTATCCATTTCTCTTCTAATTCAACTTCACAATATCCGTATATTAATGTAAATCTTCCTTGCTTTATTTCTCTGTCATCTTCATAGATAAATAATTTATGTTGATTATCTGGCAGATACTTACACCAATATTTTTCTCCGTCTTCTTCGTATTCGAATCCAAAATTTTCAAGTTCCTTTAAATCAAAATCATCTCTAATTTTTTCACATATTAATCTTTCACTTTCTTGTTTTGCTGTTTTATAACTTATACTATTTTCTTTCACTTAAAACACCTCCTAAAACATTCCCATTGCTCTAAATACATTAATAGCCTCTTGCCTGTTTTTTTGTTCTTCTTGTTGTTTTAATAACGCTTCTTTATATTCTTTTCTACTTTTCAATAAATCTATTAAACAATCCAATGTCTTTATTTTCATTTTATCTTCTATATCATCATAATTTCCACCTAATGCCATTGTTACAACAGAAGCACTATTCCTATAATTTATTTTATCTTGCAAATAAGCTCTAGTTTCTTTTAGTAATTCATAATCTTCATCTGTTAAACTTTCCACGAAACCATCAACTAATTGCAATATCGGTGTTAATTTATCTGCTAATATTGGTATTTTTGTTTTTTTATCTTCTATCTCATCTGCTGTTTTTTCTTTCATTATGTATCACTCCTCTCTACCTTTTCTATATTACAATCTTCCATAGTAGCATAATAAACATTATCATCTAATATCATTCTTAAAAGAACATCTAAATCATCAACTATTAAACCTCTTCTATTCCCTATTACCTTTTTTCTTACTTCTGTTACCAATATTGGTTCCGGCATTATCCTTTTTACGTCTATTTCTCTAGCTATTTGTTCTATTTGCTTTTTATGTTCATAACTCCAACATACGATTGGCATTTGTTTTTCTACAGATGATTTAATTGCCTTTATTGTTTTTCCATTTCCTCTACCGCCATAATATATTTTCATATCTTATTTACTCCCCTCCAAATAATAATGGTTTTCCGTCTTTATCTACTAATACTGTTATTCCTCCACCAACTTTATAGCCACCATACATAAAATATTCAACTTTGGTTTCTTTGTCATACATAACTTTTCCATTGTACTCTTGTTGTATTATTACAAATCTTTCGTTTTCTGCATAATCATTTGATATTGTTACATCTTTTAATAACCAACCTGTTAATACAATTCCTATTATTATTAATAAACTTATTATTATTTTTTTCATATCTTATTTACTCCTCTCTATTGAATTAAAAACACATATTTATTGTTGTTTTTGTTATAAAAGTGATATTTTTCTTTATAATTTGCTTTATCTATAAATTCTTTTAGTGCGAAAATGTCTTCAAATGATATATTCTTAAAGTTTCTATCTATTTTCTTGATATTTAATTCTTTTATTTCTTCTTCATCATAATCATCCTTTAACTCTTCTTCTGTGTATTCATCAATTACTTCAAAATCAATTTTTTTATTCTCTATATCAATAGAAACTCTACCTTCTTCCCAATATCTCGTTTCTTCAATATCTTTTTGAGTAATTCCTATAATACCTTCATTCCTTCCTTGACATTCTTTAAGTTTTAAATTCATTGTTTCATCTTTAAGAATATTTCTTGCTATATCTGTATTATTAAGTCCTGCTCCTGTTTCTTCTAGTAATCTAATTGCAAGTAATAAATCTTGATTTTTTATGTATTTTTCTACTTTATATTTCTTTATGTATTCATATTTTTGAATAATTTGTATTACTATATTAACAGCAGAATTTGAAAATCCACTCCAATGATAATAACTATTTGCTAAAACTTTTCCATTTTTTACTATTTCAATATTTAATCTTTGTCCCATATCTTATTTACTCCTTTACTATTAAATTTGCTTTAATTAAATCGTATAATATATCAAAATCTGTATATTGATAATTATAATTGTCAACTAGCCATATTTTATTTTTTTTAACAAGAGGTACTCCTCTTTTATCTCTTTTAAATGTATATCTAATACTTAAAAATTTTTTCTTTATTGGCTTCTCCTCTTTTTTTATGTCAATGCCACATCTCATTGGTAATAAGCCCATTTCTTTATTATTAACATAAAAATATCCTTTTAGTTCTCCTGTATCTTCGTCATATTTAGGTCTAAATCCAAACTTTTCAAGTTCTTTTAGATCTAAATCATCTCTTATTTTTAACATATCTATTCTCCTCCTAATAATTCTAAATTTTCATGTACATTTCCTATTACTTCAAATGTTGTGTTGCAAAAATGTGGAAACGCTGTTAAATCTTTATTTTTTGAAAACATTACTCCAAATATTCCATTTTTAAATTCTACTTTGCATATTTTTTCAATATTATTGTTTACAACTATTCTTACTATATCTCCTTCATATATTTCTTTTCCGTTTTTATCGTGTAGTCCTGTGTATTGTCCTATTGTATTTTCATCAGTTATAAAGTATTCTACATATTCTCCATATTCTTTTTCATCTGTTTGAATTTTATATTTTATAAGTTCTCCATGTTCTGTATCGTCTTCATTTACTTTACAAAGCATACCATAAACCCATTTATCTATTGATATTCCTCTAAATTTTATCTCTCTATTCATCTTCTCCTCCTCCTACTTCATAGCAATTAGCCTCCATCTGTTCTTTTGTTAATATTGTTTTTATGTCTTCATTATAAGTTCTTATCCCAATTCCATTATCATAAGAATTATGTAATTTTATATATTTAGTAGCTCCATCTAAATAAACTGCTTTTACTCTATGACCATTTACAATATCTCCGAACTTCTATTAAATCTATTAGTTGTTTTCTGTGTTTTACTATATTTTTTATGTCAAACCATTTTTGATTTTCTAAATGTACTGTATTTTCTATCATTCCATATAAAGCATCTACTTTATCTATAACTCCATTTTTAGTTCTTACATATTCATTTACTTCAATTTTATCTTCCATATAAACATCCTTATTCTGTTGGCATTTCATATACTTTTGGTATATTAAATATGTTTGGTTGTATATTCATACCTCCTTGCATAAGAGCCACTCCCCCTTTTAATTTCAAATAACTTGAATATTTTTCAACTATTTCTTTTAATACTTCTTTTGCTCTTTCTTCTGTTTTGTATTCACCCAAAAAATCATGGTCTGCGTAAATATAAAAAGTTTCGATTGTTTCGTTTAAAATATTCTTATTTATCCATAAAAGTTGCACATTATCATGATTTATAATTTTATCTTTATCTTGACTTACTATTATCACCTTTTATTCCTCCTTTACTTTAATTGTTCTCTTATACTTTCTTTATTCGCTTTAATTTGTTCATTCATTATTTCATCAGATATATTATATCTAGCCATTAATACATTTTCTATTGTCCATATATGTGCCATCATTTCTATAAACATTTCTTTCTCCATCTTCTCCTCCTAATCCTCAATATCACTTATTCCTAAATAATCAAGCATATCAATATAACATTCTTTACACATATTACATAGTTTACGTGAAGAATTACCACTTTTTGCAACTGAAACAGTTATTCTGTCTAAAGTAAAATCTCCACATCTTACACAAAATTTTGTGTTGCTACTTTTTATGTTGAACACAAATTGCTCAAATTCTTTTTTGTTCATATTCTTTATATCTTCAAAATTCATCTTGCCCTCCTTGCCTTTCCGCTGCACACTTTAAATTTTCAACTCTTCTTGCATTATACTTTCTGTTTTCATTGTTATTCTTTAATGTTTTTAAATTCTTTAATACTAGAATGATGTCTTTTATTATTAATTTGTTGTTGTATTTGTCTGTAAACCCCTTCAGCGTCATAACTTTTGCTAACTCATCTTTGTACTTTCGTCTTTCTATCAAAACTTCTTTTAATGCTTTAGCAACTCTGCTCATTTCAATTGCGTTTAGCTTTGCTAGTTCTAGTTCATGCAAAAAATCATCTCTTGCTAATTCTGTTTCTTTTACTTGCTCTTCTAAATCAGCTTTTAACTTGTCTATATTTTCAAAAAAATTCTTCATTTCAATTAAAAATTCTTCTTCACTCATAACTTCATTTTCTCCTGTACACCTAAAATTTCTTTTATTTGTTCACGCGGATTTTTAACATACTTACACTCTTGTACTCCTCTAAAATCAAGTAATTCAAGTCTGTTACATCCGTGTGCACAAGTTGTTTTTAATTGCTTGTCCACAAATACCTTGCAACTGTGGATATTTCAATTAAATTATTTTTTTCAGTCTATTTGCGGTATATGATTAATATTTGCTTTTATCATTTTTTCAACTTCTGTTGTTTGTCTATATACTGCAACTTCTTTATTTGTAACATTACATTTCTTTGTTTTGTCTGTTACAACAAAACCTAAATTTTCAAGTTCAGTTATACGCGGTCTTGCATTATTTACATCTGCTGTATTTGTGTAATGTCTGTTATATAATTCTTCTGCAATTTCTCTCGTTGTCATTTTTTTGTTTTTTAGTATTTTTAAAATTTGTTTGTGTCTCACAGATAAATGTTCTTGCATTTCTGTATAACTTTTGTATCTCGTCATGAATGTTATTGTATTCATACCTTTATCCTCCTACATACATTTTTTTAGCTAAATCTTTAACATACGCTAAACTCTTTATGCAGTCTTTCGCTTGCTCCATTCTATTTCCAATTTCAATTCCTAATTCTTGATATGTTGCTATTTTTTTATTGGCATATATTGCATTTTCACATGTACATTTTGCAGAATATGAATATGCTATTTTTTTATTTCCATCACAAATAATCTTACTAAAAAGCACATATCCTGTTCCTGCACATTTATCACAATGCACAATGCTTCTTTTAAAATCATTTCTACCCACTTCTGAAATATCTGTCTTTGCTTTAAAAATATCTGCCAATTTAGGTAGAAACTTGCAAGTTTTTAAACACTGTGTTGTTATATCAATATATCTTTTTACATCTATCCCTTTCAGTTGCTCATACATTATTTTTCTTTGCTCTGTTGTATATTCTTTTTCAAAGTATCTCTCAACTCTTGAAGTAACTTCAATAAATTCATTTATTTGCATTCATTATTTCCTCCAATTCTTTGATTTTTCTCTGCTGTTTTTCTTTTTCACTTTCATCTTGTGAGGAGACTTTTTTAGTTTTATATTTTAAATCATCAGCTTTTGCTTCTTCCACAGTTTTGATCTTTTTTGTTATGTAACCTTCTAAAATTGATATAGTATATTGCCAACACGGTCGTTCAATTCTTGCTGTTTTTTTAAGTGCGTATTCAATTAACTCGTATGGTAACTTATCTAAATAATCTATACATTCTTTAATATTATTTAAATTAGTAGTCCCTAACGTTTCAATAATCACTTTTTGTATTTTTTCAGCTTCTTCGTTATATAAAGATGCCTTTTCACTAATATTATTAATATTATTATTAATAATATTATCATTAACATTATCATTAACATTAACATTAACATTATCATTAACATTAACATTAACATTATCATTATCATTAACATTATCATTAACAGCTATTTTTGCTATTTCATTTTTAACAATTTTAGCATTTGCTATTTTTGCTATTTCATTTTCATCAACTTTAGCATTCGCTATTTCATTTTTAGCAGTTTTTGTATTTGCTGTTTTAATATCATTTTTATTGTTCCATCTGTTGTTTGCTCCCCTTCTGCCCGCTTCACTTCTTTTTTTCTTTGTATTTTCCCATTTATTGTTATTTCTATCTAAAATTTGTCTTATTGGAATAAAAGCAACTTTTAACATTCCTTCTACCTCGGGTTCTTTTCCAGTATTTATATAATCAAATATTTGTTTTATTAATTTACCAGCTTGCTCATCTGATAAACTTTCAAATATTTCTTTTTGCTCTGTATATAAAATAAAACTATCTCTTACCATTTGTTCTCCTTTCACAATTTTAGAGGTAAAACTTTTGTCTTACCTCTGTTGTCTAATATTTTTTATAAATTAAATTTTCTTTATTCCAATTCGTTCCATATATGCCCTTTAAATAATTTTCTATATAATTCTCGTATATTTCAGTATTTTGTCCAAAATCTTCCTCAAAATGGCATCTTGGGCATAATGTAACTGTGTTTTCTTCTATGCCTAACCCTCCGCTGACTCCTTTTTACAAAATGAGCATTTGCATAATTTTTGAAACATATCTTCCGCAACAAATACATTTATGATTATCTCTATTCCAAACCGCTTCTTTTACTTTCTGTGATATGTCACACGCTTTACTTCTTTTAGATTTCATACCTAATCGCCTCTATCTTCTTTTTTAGTGCATTTTGTTTACTATCTATGCTTTCATAAGCTTTTTTAAATCTAAACAATCTAGCTCCTAGTTTTGCTAGTTCTTCACATTCTGTTTCAACAGTTTCTTTTGCTATTGCTTCAAAATAACTCATAGCAGGTGCTTTTTCAGAGTTCTCTTTTTGCCAATCTTTCCTTGATTGATATATTTGTTTGTTTTCTTTTATAGAAATTTTTGTTTTTAAAATATCATATTGCTGTTGTATTCTTGCAATCATTTCTCCGACTAGATAATTCATATTTGAATATATTTCTATATTCTCTGATAACAAATAACATGTATCTGCTTCTTGTATAATTTTATTTTGTAAATTCATATATGTATTTGCTATTTCTTCATTACTTGCATTTTGAATTTTAAACGGATTAAACATATATAACTTTTCTATATTCATAATCTACCTCTCACATATATCAAATTGTTTATTTAATATCTCTCTTTCTTCTTTTATTGTATTTTGTTCTTCTTTTCTTTTTATGTTTATAGTCTCTTTTATTTTTTCATAATCCGCTTCTAATGAATCAATTATTGCTTCTATACTACTTATTTCTTTTTTATAATAAACTTTATTCTCTTCAAGCATTACTTTTGCTGTATCTAATATGTCTAACAAATATGTAATATCACTACATTCATCATATAATTCTTCTGTTGATTTATTTTCCATTTTTTCCTTCTCCTCTCTTGACTTATTTACATAAATATGTTATTCTTATTAAGAAATACTTATTTATGTGTTTAAAA